GGGAAAAGCTGGAAGCCAAGGGGTTTTGGCAGAAGTTCTTTATTGAGTCTGGTAAATTTATTATCGTTGGAATGTTTATCGGCGTTATGATAATGGTTTTGGTATACATTAAGGCCAATAAGTGATGGATGGTGCCGTTGATATAAAATTCCTAGTCACACTGGGGGGGATTTTATTCAGCGTAGCGGGGGCGGCGGCAGTCGGTAAGATGCAGATTAAGGCAATCATCGAATCGCTTGGTGATGTAGAAAAAAGGTTAAGAGACATTGATAAGCGGCTTGATATTTTAGAAACGAATCAAGGAATTGTGCAGAATCAGATAAATACGTTGAAGGGCATACTGAGTCCCGATAATCTAGCGAAGCAAAATCAAGAAAACTCTGCCTTGAAAACAAAGGTAGAATCTTTGCAGAGAGATACGGATAGACTATTCAAGATGCACAATGGATCACATCCACAGGTAGAGTGACATGGCGAAATCATTGCAAGAAAAGAGTGAGTTCAACGATCTGGATATTGATGGTGATGGTATCGTTAGTGATCGTGAGCTTGCAATCGTTGAGGCTCACGATAATCATAGGAAGTATAAGGTTCAGGAACGCATTGTTATCGCAACAGCGATAGCCATGTTTGCCTTCACGTTAGCCATGTTCTTTATGGAGAATGCAAAGATCAACGCTATGGCTGGATTGAGTAACCTATTCTATGTCAGTGGGGGCGGCATTATTGCGGCGTTCTTTGGGTTTCAAGCAATCAAACCAAAAAAGTAAGTCTACCGGAAGCAGGGTCCAGAAATCCATGCTACTATTGACCATCTTTCACCCTTGGTCACTGGTGTTATGCGATGTGGGAGGAATGAAGAAAAGGCGATTATCTGCCCTCTCTCTAATGAGATTCTTGATGCCCCACCCTCAGAGAACAACTCGAAATCACCGCCCTCATAGTCATCATTAAGATTTATAATTATTGATATCTTTCGGAGGGACGCTGGCCCTTCAGCAATATCAACGTGCCAATCATAGCCGTTAGATGGGGCGGTGTATCGCAAGATAGCAGGGTGTTCGATCAACCCCACTATATCATAATTAAAGGTCTCATTCACTTCATCAGTGATGGGTTGAATTATTTTATCAGCTTGGTTTTGTGTCAGTGGGTAGGCACGGACATCGCGGATGGTAGATACTACCTGATCACCGTTAGCGGTTCCAACCTTGGCAGATTTGGGAGCAATATCCTTGTGCATGGCAATTAACCCATTACACACATCATAAGGCAAACCATCAGCCTCTTGTACGCCGTGTATCGTGGTGTTTGTTTCTGGAATAGAGATAAATGACATAAGGGCTATCCTCTCCTTACCCTTATGCCACTCGTAACAAACAGGAGCGGGTGTCCCATTGGGAGAACACCCACACTCTTAATCAACATCTGGCAGAAATGAGAGGGCCAGCATGATTAAGAGGAACTCCACTCTTTTATAGTCTCCATTGGTATCTCATGGTCAAGACATAGTTTTGTCAGAAAGCTAATTGATTGTGTATCTTTGTTATCAACCGCCGTTCTCAACATATCTTGAATTAACGGATTCTCCTCACTTGGCTTGTAGTCCATTATCATTATCCTCATCAATTAGAAAATAGTTAATATCAGAACAAAGATCGTCAGCCAGTGTAGGCCATTTCTGGACTAATTCAGAACAGAAAAATTTTCGTTGTATCTTGTTCATTCGTGCGAGGTGTTCAACAAGGCTATCAATGCTGGCACCTTCAGGCTGGATATCATAGCATTTAAGCATCAGTATAGCCCCGCACTTCTAAAGGCCGTATCACCGATTGTTAGGGCAAGGTTCAACGCAACAGCTACGCCAATGGCGGTAAGTAAAATCATGATGCCCCCCCTAAACTGGCATTGGTTCAAGCATGGCCCAAAGTACAAGCCACGCGAAATACAACGATCCAAAGAAAAAAACCATAGTCGCAGTCTCTAAAATAAACGTCTTCATCATATTCTCCTGTTTATGGTGCGAGGTCTTCTAGTGAGGGTGCCTCGCAAACCCGCTAGCGTCTTAGTTTATAGCCGTTGCTAGCCTAACCACGTTTATACTCGTTCGGCTTAAATCTTAGACTTCAACTTTAAATTCTCTCCACAGTGCGCCATTAGATCGTAGTCGTTTAAACAATTCTCTGGCTTCTAGTTTTGTAAATGAGCCTTGGGTTCCAAGTTCACCTGTATCGGCTGTTTCCGAAACCTCAACACTATCACCCCGAGGTTCAAACACCCAAAGGGCGTTTCTGGTTTTTAATAAATGCCGTGTGCGTTCCATCTGACTTCTCCTGTGTTACTGGAGTAGTATGCTTTACGCTTGACACCTTGTCAACTACTTTTTTGCGATAAACCAAGAATTTTTTTCCGCCCTGTGATTACATGACATACACATCATGGATAGCCATGAGAAGTTCATCACCCGCTGGGGTGCGCCACATTTAGGGCAATATATTGTCTTGCCAGCCTTCCCCGCTTTAGTGTGTTTCGGCACCCGCTCATAAAAATGCAAATCAGGACTCCATGATTCACACTCTTCAATAAATACCTCTTCAGATGAAAACAGTTTTTTTATCCAGTTCCACATAGCTAATCCTCAATAATGTCAGCGTATCCTAACGGGTTAAATGCGCCCTTGGTTTTTAATACCCACAAGTGATCTTCGTTTGTCCACGGGATTGAGCGGTCTACGCGGGGATACAGTTCAACCCCCTCATAATCCTCACCAACAACTAAATTTTTGATATGTTGTTTGTGAGTCCACAGCATTGGTTGTTTATCAAAGCGGCTTATCGCCAACCATATGACGTTATCGCCAATAGCATCAGCGAAGACTTTGTTTCGGTAGTGAGGCATACTTTCAAATCGATCCCGCCGTATACACTGATGACTTTTATCTTGATAAAACCTTGCCGCTCGTCGTGATTCCCACTCCGCCTTAATCATGTTGTTATCAGGCGTGGGGATATTTAAGAGCTTGATCCGCATCAAGACTTCATCCTTGAAGGATTTAAAGTTAGGCGTGGGGTTATCAATTAGTTTCACTTGTCAGCCCTTATCGAAAGCGCATCTTCGTAATCTGCTTTGCAGTCTTCGATGCACTCATACCAATCGGTCAAGGCGGTGTATCCGCTACCATCACAGACATAGCAAGTTATGTCTCTTGCAGATGGGTCCATGTCATCACGATCACACCGACTACCAGTGCCATCACAATCGCCACATTCAAGTGTAATAATAAAATCCATCGTTTACTCCTGTTTGTTACCTAGAAAATGTCCCATAAAAAATGTATTCTGTCAACCCCGCAAAGGGGGTGGGGGAGTGTATCCCCCTAAGCGGCTTCTAGTGTTTTCCAATGGTTTGACATGATCATTTTCTTGACCTGTGTTTCTCTCTGTTCTTTCAGCTTGAAAGTAGAGCGGCCTTCAATGGTATCACGGCAATGAGTAGACCATGCGGTAGCAGATTGAAACGCACACCAGAGCGTCCCAGCGGCCCGAGAGCGGCCATAGTCACCCTGCCCATGTAGGTGGGTAGCCTCAGATAGAAAACCGTCTGTGAGGGCCGATAACTGCTTGATGTTGTATTCACGTTCACCCGCAAGAGATTGGCCGTCTGTTTTGTGATATTTGACAAGGGTATTCTTAAAGAGGTCTACAGCCTGTTCATCGGTGATTGGCGTGTTCCACCATTTTTCAAACAGCGGCTTATCAGAAAGAACCACTTCAGCGGCCTTGCGTATTTTTTGACACGCCTGTTGTTCATTGAATCTGTTGGTGTGTCGGTTCGCGGTGTAGGCAAGTTTTTGACCACTGACCAGCGTATTGAAACAGACGTTATTCATCCACCCAAAGAAGGATTGATACTTCCACACTTGGTTATATGAGTTTCGGGCAACATATTTGAGATACAAATCATGGGTGCCAATTTTCATTGTGTGGCTTTTGAAAAGCACTTCTATAGATGCCATTGCCCCATCATCAAATGACTCAACCTTCATTTCAACATTGTTTGTATCAATGCCAGCACCATCAATGGCTATCAGCGAATTGAGGAAAGCATCAGAATGAGAGATTGGCTTGTATCTTGATTTGTGGATAGCAATGGGTGTTGCGGGAGCGCGGTCTGTTCGCACAAGCTGACGGCCCATATGCGGCGGGATTCCTTGGATATCCCTCATCTCAACGGGGAATCGTAGGGGTTGCAGTTGTTGAATAAGATCTTCGTTCATTGTCTCACCTTTACCAGTTGATAATTGAGTGTCCACGATTGGACAGGCACTTTGCCATCGGGTTGTAGTTATAGGGCAGACTAGCGTGAGTGTATCGGGAGCCTTTCCCGCAGTCAGTCCAGCAAAACTTTATACCTAAAAATTTAAAATCATCCCGTTCCATCAGCGGAACGCCCCCATACTCATCCGCTTTTTTAATCAGGCGTTCACACTCCATCTTATCGCGGATAATTTCCTTTGGTTCTTTTGATGCCCTTGGGTCATACAGCGGTTCCCAAGGGCTTGCACAAGCCGTCAAAAGAAACGGCAGTAAGATTGCAATTCTTAACACGGTGTATCCTCCTTTAATTTCCATACTTTTATGTCACGGGCATGGGCGGATACCTTGGTCGATTTTTTGTATCGCCCAGTAAAGGCCCAATCATTGCTTTTGAATATTGACCCAGCGGCGTTGCCTAGATCAGAGTATTTTTTGTGCATAGTCTCCATCATCCATGCCACATCATCCGCCGTGCAAGTGCGATCCGCGCTAAAATGCAAAGCATAGTGGATTGCGTAGGCTCTTCCTTCAGTAGTTCCTTGCGGTTTGATGCGGCTTGAGCCATGCCCATGTCTTTAAGTCGCTTGGCTTCAACGAAATCAAAGATGTTTGTTTGTGTCATGGTCATCTCCTACAGATTTGATTTGCTCAAGTTTATTAATTGCTTCATTTAGAAACGATCTTGCATCGTGGATATTTGCAACTTCCGCAAAAACATCTTGTGGCGTTTTGTGTTTCAAATCAGAAGATGAGCTTAACCACAAATTTAATTCGGTGTGAGAGTCTTCCAAAATTGCGATTACAGATTCAATATCTGTGATCTTGGTTTCTTTGGTCATTATTGTTCTCCGTCAAATTTTGTAATTTTTTGACCTATGCTGTCACATCAACAATTCGCACGTTATCAAGGTTATCAGGATAACATTTTCTAGCGCACGAAAGGGCGGTTTCGTAGGTATCAAAAACATAAGCGGTCCC